CAACGAGACTCGTGTCAGCATTGCGTTTAACACCTTTCTCAAGGGGCACATCGGTGTCGATGAGAGCTTAACTGGACTGCAACTAGGAGAAGAATGATGGCTCACTTCTGTAGGCTTGGCCCGAATAACGTGGTCGAACAAGTGATTGTTGTTGACAACAAAGATACGGCTGACGCCAACGGTATCGAGAAAGAGTACATCGGTGCTGCGTTCTGCGAGCGTCTGCTGGGTGGTCGCTGGGTTCAGACCAGCTACAACGGTAACAAGCGCAAGAACTACGCTGGCATCGGATACACCTTTGACGAGCAGCGTGATGCGTTCATCCCGCCTAAGCCCTTCGCAAGCTGGGTGCTAAACGAAGACACCTGCCAGTGGAAGGCTCCTGTGGATATGCCTACTGACGGTCAGATGTACTCGTGGGATGAGGCTACGACTAGCTGGGTAGCACAACAAGCCGCTTGAGGTGAGTGATGGACGACAAAGACTTGGCTGTTTTCAAGGCGCAGGCGGCAGCAGAACTGAACCGGCTGGAGGCTAATAGCACAGCCAAGGAAGTGGCAGGCAAGGCTATCGGCAAACATGGCTTGGCCTACATCACATCTATTGTCGTCATCGGCGTTGTGGCATCTGTGTTTCTTGAAGAGAACAAGATTGCTGCTGTGATGGGTCTTCTGGGCGCTGCGCTGACAGCTCTGATCTCCATGTTAAACGGGATTGCCGGAGCCACGCCCAAGCAAGACAAGCCTGAGTTTGAAGTCATGAAGCAGCTAATTGACAAGCTAGACAGGCTGGATCGTAAAGAGCCATCCATGCAGGTTGACGTTGAGGATGGAAAAGTTACCGTTAAGCGCGGTGACGACAAGGTTATTGCGGAGACTAAATAATGATCCCGTTACTAGCCCCCATCCTGTCTCAGTTAGCTGGTGCCGGACTCCAGAAGGTTGCTGACGCCGTGCTGGACAAGGGCGTGGAGCATGTTGAGGAGAAGCTGGGGATCAAGCTGACGCCCAATGAAGACGGCGTACTTGACGATTCCAAGCTCGCAGATTTACAAATGGCGGCTATGAAACACGCGGAGTTCATGGCGGAGATTGACCTGAAGAACACGCAGGATGCGCGGGACATGCAAGAGAAGGCGATGGAGAACGCTGATCCGTGGGTGCGCCGGTTTGTGTACATCCTTGCTGCGTTCTGGTCAGTCTTTGCTGTTGGCTACATTATTGTCATTACCCTGTGTGAGATACCAGAGAAGAACATCCGGTTTGTAGACACCATTCTTGGTTTCCTGCTTGGCACGGTGGTGGCAACTGTGCTGAACTTCTTCTTTGGTTCTAGTCAGAGCAGTAAGGATAAGACCAAGGAGTTGCTGAAGAAATGAAGCTCTCGCCCAACTTCACGCTGGAGGAGCTGACTGTCAGCGACTATGCCGCGAGACATGGGCTGGACAACACTCCAGAGAACGATCATCTGATGAATTTAAAGCGCCTTGCGGCCTTCCTAGAGGCTCTCAGGGCGTTTTTAGGCAAGCCGATAAGCGTGAACTCAGCTTATCGTAGCCCAGCGGTTAACGCGGCTGTAAGAGGCTCCAGAACCAGCCAGCACTGCCACGGTACAGCGGCAGACATAAGGGTAGCTGGGATGGTGCCAGATCAGGTAGTAAAGAAGATCCTTGCATCTTCATTGCCATTTGATCAAGTAATTAGAGAGTTTTCTGATCCTGTAAAGGGTGGAGGCTGGACGCATGTCAGCATCCCTAATACTCGGGACGCCAAGCCTAGGAAGATGGCGTTGATTATTGACAAAAAAGGAACCCGCCCGTATCGGCAGGGCTGATGACTTCAGAGGGATGGAATGGATCAGATGGTTTTCAACATCATAGTCGGGATAGCAGCTTTCTTTGGTGGTTGGGTTCTTAACAACATCACTAAGGCTATTGAACGTCTGGACAAAGATGTTCGTGAGATGCCAAAAATGTATGTTGCGAAAGAGGATTACCACCGCGACATCGATGAGATCAAAGAAATCTGTAAGCAGATTTTCAAGAAGCTTGACGGCAAAGCTGACAAGTAATCGTTTATGTAATATTTACATTAAAACAATGGAGGCATACAATGAAGGAAGTATGGGAAAAACCCCGTCCCAAGAAACTTGGGAAGCCTCAAAAGCTTAGTCCAAACCAGAAGAAAGCTGCGAAAAGCTTTGCCAAAAGGACTGGCACACCTTATCCCTCTTTGGTCGCCAATATGCAGGGTGCCAAGGCTAAGAAAGGTAACTGGTAATGACGCAAGCAGCCGTAATGACTTACGACTCACTGGTAGAGAACATATCGTCCTACCTTGAGCGTACTGATGCCGCGACACTGGCGAAGATTCCCACCTTCATCATGTTGGCAGAGCAAGTCATTGCCAGCCAGATCAAGTTCCTTGGCAACTTACTTCCAATGGAATCTCAGATGACGGCTAATGAGCCAGTCATCAACAAGCCTGCACGTTGGCACAAGACTGTCTCTATGAACGTCACTGTAGCTGGCAAGAAGCAGCCTGTTCTTTTGAGGAAATACGAGTACCTGCGTGAATACTGGCCTGATCCTACAGAGACGGGTACTCCCAAGTATTACGGGGACTACGACTATACGCATTGGTTGGTATGCCCGACGCCGGATACTGACTACACGTTTGAGGTTCTTTATTACGAGCGGGTACAGCCGCTTGACTCTTCCAACCAAACCAACTGGTTCACACAGTACGCGCCTCAGGCTCTTTTGTATGGCTCCTTACTGCAGGCTATGCCCTTCTTGCGGAACGATGAACGTATCCCGATGTGGCAGGCTCAGTATGACCTGATCATACAGACTCTAAAGACTGAAGACTTGCAGCGTATTGGTGATCGTCAGGCAACTGTTCTGGATACGTAAATGAGCTACAACTCGCCTTTTACTGGGACTGTGATCCAGCCCACTGATGTTTCGTACAGAGAAGTCACTCTCTCTGCAAACACTCAGCTTGAGTGGCCTATCAATGGTACGGCTACTGCCAATTACACAGCTAGGATCATGGAGGTTACGTCCTCTGCATCCAATCTAGCTCTTTACATGCCGCCTGCAGATCAGACTTCTGTAGGTAACGACGTTCTGCTTAGGAACATTGGTTCAAACACGTTCTCCGTCATGGATTTTGGCGGGAACAACACAATCATTACGGTAGCTTCTGGTGAGTCTAAATACATTTACATTACTGATAACCCTGACAACGAGGGTACTTGGGGCAATATTGCTTTTGGCGTTGGTTCTTCTTCTGCTGACGCAGCTACCTTGGCAGGATATGGCCTCGTTGCCCTTGCTACGACCCTAAATCAGTCAACGCCTGTATCTACATTTAGCGCGAATGTCACCGCTACTGACGCTTTCCGTGCCCAGACTTACGTCTGGACTGGTGGGGCTGGAACACTGACGTTTGATACTACTTCGGCGTTAGGGAACAACTGGTTCATGCATATCCGTAACGGCGGGACGGGGGCACTCACTCTCTCTCCGTCTGGCGGTACGTTGATCAATGGATCAGCCTCCATCGTTCTACAGCCTACTGATTCGTGCATGGTGGTGTGCTCGGGCACGGCTTTTTACACAGTTGGTCTTGGCAAATCTACGCTGTTCAACTACACACAGCTGACCAAAGATGTTGCCGCTGGTGGTACGTTTACCCTGACCTCTTCTGAGGCGTCTAACGTCATCCAGAAGTACACAGGAACCCTTGCAGGTAACGTGACGATCGTAGTGCCTCCGACCGTTCAGGTGTACTACATCATCAATGACACGGTGGGTGGGGTAAATGATTACACCATTACAGTAACTACTGGGTCTGGCGCTGTTGCTACTATTTCTGCAGGTCAGCAGGCGACTCTAGTCTGTGACTCTGTAAACCTGTTTAACGCCAATACAGTTCTGGCGGGTTCTACGACGATTGCACTGGGCAACGGTAACGTAGGCTCTCCTGCTTTGAGCTTTGCTTCTGAGGGCTCTACAGGCGTTTACAGGGCTGCTGCAGGCCAGTTCAACATTGCGATCTTAGGTGTTCTACGGTTCACTCTTGCGGCCTCTGGGTTGACGATTGTCGGCGGGTTGACTGCAAACTCTGCGACTCTGACTGGAGACGTATCTGCTGCTAATGCGACGTTCAGTGGCGGTGTAACTATTACAGGCAACGTCAGTGCCAATATTGCTACGTTTAGTGGATCTTTGACGGCTATCGGTGGGATTTCTGGCGGAACATTCTGATGACTAAGAAGGTTTTCAGCATAGATACTTTGCCCGGTGTTCAGCGGGACGGGACGTTCTTTGACAAAAGCTATTACTCAGATGGACGTTGGGTCAGGTTCCAGCGTGGTCGCCCGAGAAAGATTGGTGGCTTTCGCTCCATATCCAACAAGCTCCAAGGCATTTCGCGTGGAATCTTTGTTAATTCCGAAGATGGAGTCAACACGATTTTCTCTGGACATGAGTCTGGTATCCAAACCCTCACCGTGGACAATAATGGAGTGGGATCGGGGCTGGTGGACTTTGAGTTCGGCGGATCAATCGTAACGATTAGCGCAATCAACGGCGGTTCTGGATACACAAACAACACTTATGCCAATGTTTCCCTCATATCAGTCACTGGAGATGGATCTGGAGCGGTGGCTAATGTCACTGTCAGTTCTAATGCTGTATCCAATCTGTCTTTTGTCAGCAATGGTTCTTACTATCTATCCGGCGATGTTCTAAGTTCCAGCAACGCAAGTATTGGGGGTACTGGATCTGGATGGAATGTTTCTGTTTCTACAGTAGACAGCCAGTTCACAGCCAACCAATACAACCTGTGGCAGTTTGACTCCATGTTTGACTCACAAGGCGGTCAGACGCTGCTTCTAGCGCATCCCGGGCAGAACCTAGGGCAGATAGATAGCACAGTCAACACGGCTGTTCTGGCGGCTCCTATCGGCGGTTCTGTAACGACCCCCCTTAAAGACATCAACGGGCCTGCTCCTACTGGGCAAACCATTGAGGTATCTGGTGGGGTATGTGTCTTGCATCCTTATGTGTTTGTCTATGGGGACAATGGTCTG